TTATCCAGCCTTGATCTCCCCATGTGGGACCACCACCCAATCGATATGATTCTGGGTATAAATCTTCGTCGACTTTGCATCGCTGTGTGCCATGCGTCCTTGCGGATCGATGCCCTGTTTGTCAAACAGGTGAGCAGCCAAAGCGCGTATTTCATGGAAGGTCGGTCTTTCATCCATTGCAAGGTGATTGCATAGCCCGAGCTTGTCGCGCACAGCAGAGAATGACCGGCTTAAATAGTCCGGGGCTATCTGCGTGGGATGCGAGACTTCTTTGCTTCGTTTTACCTGTCGTTCAGGGATCCGATGAACAACATACGGACTGGCCACATTATCCCGGCTATCATCAATGATGCGTTTTAACTCATCACCTATGGGGATCGCAACGTGCGATGCCTCCTTCTTCTGTACCTTTTGGCGGTGTATGTATAGTGTTCCATAGATACCGTTCTCTGGCTGATCGAGCCAGACACAACCACATATACCGTTTTTGGGTTCGCGAATTGAATAACGGATCCTCGATACTTCGAGGCGCGCATGTGTCGTCTGTAGAGCCAGGTCCATTGCCGTTCTTAACCATGGTGCTGCAGCGCGCCGGATAGCCATGAAATGATCGAGCGACAGGCGTTGTCTTTTCTTCTCTTCGGTCCTGCGCATTTTCTTCCGGGTTGCCGGATTATCGAGCATCAGGGATTCATCGACCGCATACGAAAACAGCTTTTTAAGGAAGCTGACTTTTCTGTTTTGCACGTTCGCAGACGCGCCGGCATGGTATTGATTGATGTATGCGTTAACATGCTCCAACTCGATATCGCAGGCAGGAACATTAACGAAAAACTCTTTTACGCGTAGTGCGTCATTATTCCAGTCATCCAGGGTGCTCTGAGAAGGGCGCTCGTCCTCAATAGCACGTTCCATTATGTGATCCACATGTTCAGCAAATGGTTTGGCTTCTCCAGTAACCCCTCCAGATTCTCTAATGAGATTATCAACCGACGGGGAAAGCTCAGGTCTCATTCTCAGGTTGTACTCTCTGGCGATAGCTATTGCTATGGCCCGATCCTTACCTATATTTTTCTTCTTCCCGGTAATAAGTGTAAATTTATAAACACCTCGATCTTTATCAAATACCAGGTAGTCCGGCAGATGTCGGTATTCTTTTTTTCTTGGCCTTGCCGCCATGGTCAGCCCTCATTAATTAACTGGCGAACTACTTGACTAACCATTGAGTCGACACCCCATTTTTCTGTTTCGCAGACAAAAACAGAACCGTCCACGATACGTCCCATGAGCAAACCATTCTCGACCCAACGTCTAATAGTTCGGTTGTCAGGAACTGAGTCATTGGTAAATTCACGGCGTCCCCATTGACTCGCCTTCATTAGCTTTGCCATGGCTGTTTCTCCACTTAGCCCGGCTGCACCCGGGCTGTAACATCAAATATCAGTGCTGGTGGTCGGAATCAATTTCTGCCAGATTGCGGACACGTATTTTGCCTGATGGCGAGCATCGGCCAGGGCATTATGCATGTCACCATCGAATGGCATGTCTCGCTTTGGATCGAATCCTATTGTGCGACCGAGGGTTACGATTGTTCGAACGTCGTGATCATTCCCAAAAGCCCACGGGCAGAGTTGACCGGCACGCTCATATGCTCCACGCAAAATAACATTGTCAAAGTTGGCACCGTTTCCCCAGACCTTCATGTATTTCGGGTTGTCGGCGTTTCGGACAATAAAATGATCCAGTTCTGAAAGTGCATCGGAGATCGGCATTACATCATCAATGCAAATAGCCGCCCGCGCTTCTGCACTTTGTTTCATCCACCACAGAATAGTATCGCCATCAGGAACCGCGCCTGATTCCATTGCACTTTCGAGGCTGACAACCGCATAGAACTCTGGACCTAATTCACCGGATTGTGGGTTGAAGAAAACAGCACCAATTGAAACGATCGGCGCATTTGGTTTTTTACCCATAGTTTCGAGGTCGATCATTAAGTTGTTCACGTTATAAGGTCTCCTGTTTTGGTGCTGCTGCAAAATGCTCAACACCTTTAGCCCAGATTGCTTTGATGTTCGTCCAACTGACAGGCACTGAAATTTCAATTCTTCCGCTACCGTCGCACGTTTCGCATTCAGCATCACCAAAACACTCAGTGCAGTTTATAAACTTTGTTTCTGAAAACTCACCGCCCAGCAGGCATTTAGCGCCATTCTCAGCGGTTAGGCGCTTCGGCACCACTACGTAACCATCCGGAATCACCGGAGAGTTGCCAGCCTTACGGCGCTCACTATCCAGGTCTGTTTGCAACTGAATCACCCAGCGGGCGAGCTCACCTTTTTCGCCGGATTCAAGCCGTAAATCATCTAAACGATATTTATCAATCATTGCTGTTATCCTCACAGCAGTAGTGCCGCCCCTCTGGGTCAGTAGATACATGACCGCAGATATCGCATTCAACTTCCGGAAATACCGATTCTGACTGCTCTTTGATATGCAGTCGCGGTTCTCCGTCTTTCGGCTCTGGCCACTGGCGCGTTTTGTTTATCGCCAGCTTTTCAATCATTGCCCTGGTGATGAAGTCGTCAGAAAGTCCCATGCGGCGTTGAGCATCCCACAGCAGAAGCTGCATATCAGCCCACTCAAGCGAATCTTCCGGGTTAACAGCGGCTTCCAGCGCTTCTTTCGACAGGTGTTTCAGCGGGCCAACGGGGCCAACATCCCCGAAAGTGGCATCAGACCATTCAGCATGCTCACGGCGAACCTGTTCGCGCAACTCATCACGATTACTTACAGGTTGGCTACCCTGAAGCATGGCGGCACGGAGAATTTCACGCGCAAACATACGCATGCGCTCCCGTTTGTCGGCAATAACGTATGCCATGTTGCCGGGAGAATCGAGAACAGCGTCGATCTGTTCATCGGTGAGCACTACCGGCGCTGGCTGCTGAATAGCGGAATCCACAATAGCCTGTTTTGCACTTTCCAGCAGACCACTATCACCAGCCATGCCCAAATCCCATGACTCGATATACTCCTTAACGAATTCCAGGAGCGGATAAGCATTAGCTACCAGAGCCGGCGGGTCGGCGTAGAGCTTGTCACCAATTTTCAGTCCAAGCTCTTTCGGTGGCCGGTAATAGACTAGAGTCCATGCTCCGTTGATGAATGCCACAGGCTCGGAAGAGTCCTCCTTTTCGAACGATGCCAGCACGATACGTGCCAGCGCCGAAGCATCACCGCATTGAGCGTGGTCAGTTTCGATAATTTGCTGCAACTGCTCTTTAGTGAACTCTCTGGTAATTGTGGTCATGGGTTAGTCCTCCCCGAATATCTGAATGCAGGTGATTTTGCCAACGAAACGCGCCGAACCTTTTCTTTTGGGCAGGCGATATTCACCGTCGAACCGGTAGATGCCGACCGCAGCACATGGACCATCGTCGCGAATTAGTTCCCAGATAAAGTCTCCACGGTCGTCGTAATACCCCGGCCCTTCGCCAAATGTCGGGAAGTCGCTGTACACCACGTCCATGTCGCCATGCTGCCCGTTGATAAAGACGAACCAGCCTTTATGCCTCTCTCCCGGCTTCGCATCCAGGTGTCCGAATGTTTCATATATGACTGCCGCGGCCCGCGCCGCGTTAAATTGCTCTCCAATTTCTCGCATCACGCCCCCTTACCGATGCCAGCGGCGGCGCGTTCTGCGTCATAGAGCCATGCATCAATCGGATTAAGCGAGTTTTCGATGGGCGCACCGCCAGATTGATACATCAGAGCCTTTGCACGCAAAAACACTTCACGCATCGCCTCCAGTTCAGCTATGTGCTTCTCTGCGGCACGTAACCTGTCAAACAAGCTGTTACTTTCACGGCATAGCCTGGCTTTTATCTCAACATCCTTTGCAATCTGTTCTTTGGCCTCTTCGTATGCGTGGGCATAGACGTTCAATATCCACTGGAGGTTCAGACGGTCAGTAACTAACTCAGCAACCTGCTTATCCCTGACTTCCAGCTCATCCAGCAGCGCCAGCACAGTCGCCGGGGTAAAGTGCTTCATGAAATCATTCAGAGCATTGATTCGTTGCTCGAAAGGCATAACCGGAGCTTCACCAGCGATTTTTGTTTGTTCCGCGATTTCACGCAGCGCCTGTTTGTCGATTGTCATGCTGCCCACCCCCTACGCTTGTGTCCAAGCGCGTAACGCGCTTCGATAGGATCATTCTCTTCGTAATCACCGCAGACACTGGCAACCATCGCTACACAACATTCATTGCAGCAGCGATAGGACATTAACTCGCCGTCAAATTTCCACGTCGCGCTGCGGTGAATTTCGCCCTTCAGAATTGGTCCGGCGCAAATATGGCATTTATATTCGCCACGACTGGTCACGATTTTGTTTGAGAGCTCCGTGTCGGCAGGAGTGCCAAAGTCACCTTCAAAAAGATCAAAATCCAGCGCATCATCTAAAACCTGTTTGTCAGTCATTCCAGGCCTCCAGCTCGTTCTGAATCTCTTCGTCGATTTCGTCGTTGGTGGCTTCTTCGTTCAGATAGTCACGCGCCTCTTTGAGATACTGCTCACGGCGCTCTCTGTACCAGGCGGAGAACTCAGGCGACCAACCAATAGTGGAACCATCGAAGTCAAATTTGGCGTTATTCTCTGCCATACGTTCAACCATGCTGTCGGCAGTGGTCAGCGCCGCTTCGCGGATGTACCCGCGCAGGTCACGCTTGCGCCAGTACGGATTGGCTTTCGAATTGCAGAGCGGTTTAAATTCGACGTTCCATCGACGGATGCAGCGTGCGTTTAGTGATTTGCTCATTGTGCGGCCTCCCGGCGAACTGCCAGTAAAAGCTGGTTAAACATCATCGTCAGAGGATTACTGCAGCCGAATGGCAGATCGTTGACGCGGTATGTTGGTGCACCACCACGAATGCCAGTTTTTACGATGTGGCCAGTGGTGTAGAGTTGCGATAGTGCGCCGGCCACGACAGGTGTCCGTCTGTGCAGCGCTTTAGCAATATCGCTGCTGGTGGTATTGGGATGGGCCTGGACGTATTCGAATACGGTCATTGCGCATTACCTTCACGTTGCTGATCCAGCCGAGCCAATGACTCGGTTAACGCTGCATAGGTTGCTTCCAGTCGTGTTGCGACCTCTTTCATAAGCCGCCCATGCTTTGCTGGTAGTTCCGGTACGGAGGCATGCGCCTCCGCAACGAGCTCTTTAACTTTCAGGCGGCGCATTGGCGCAGCTCCATCAGTTCATTGAACCGGTTAATGAACAGGCCGAAGGCCTGGCCGGGGCGCAAAGGATGAATTTCAAATAAATCCGTTGGTGGAATACCTTCCAGAATCGGCCATATGGAACCGTCGTCGATATCCAGATCCCGGCGCTCGGTCGCGAGCATGGTCAGGTCGGCATATTTAACGAGGTATGTCTCGTCGAGCGGCAGGCCGAATTTCAGGCGGATCAGTTGATCAGTGCGCGTCTCGATCCGGCGGTAATCTGGCAACAACGCTTTCAGCGGGGCAGGGATGTCCAGGCAGTATGCCTCTGCGGCGTCATGCATCAGCGCTTCAAAGGCGAACTCTGGCGCCACGAGTTGACTGCACAGAACGGAATGCTGCGCCACGCTGTAAAATTCCGACAGGTGCCCCGCGAAGCAGCAGATATTGGAAAGCGCCCCGGCGATGTCTTCGATATCAATATCGTCAATGGTGGAGTTGATATAATCGAACTTCTTACCGGAAAGAGTCTGGATATAACTCATCGTTAGATCTCCTTAATTGGTGCGCTGCACCGCACGATTTTTGGTTGCACGAATCCCTCGCCAGATGGCGATATATAAAGGAATTACGCTTCAATAAATCCCCGCGGCGCCGGGGATTTAATGCTGAGCAATTACGCTTTAAAGTTACCGATGAAGGTTTCTACTGATTCACCGTCGAATTTACTGATCAGCAGATCGCGAAACTCGTTGGCGATCGCTTCTTCCTGGGCTTCCAGTTGGACGATACGCAGAACAAAGCTCGGCTCATCACCGGTCAGCAGGCTGTTACGCAGACTAAAGCGGCGCTCGCCAAGCCCTTCATACGGCACACACTTGAACTCGAACGCCACCGGCATGACTTCTTTGCTGCTGGCTTCAACGCTTTGCATGAGTGAGCGTTTACCTGCGAAGTCACCTGTTTCATGATCCTGTTGGGTTGCCGACTGGATAGTGATACGGCGTACAGCCTGGGCGGCCTGGGAAATTTGCATCGTATTGCCATCAGCATCGAACGCCAGCAGATAATCGCTCCAGTCTTCCAGCCATTCGGCGATTTGCTTTTGCTTCAGGCGTTGACCATCGATCTGCAGCAGCGCGCGGAACGGGGCAGTTTTCTTCAGGGTGATTGCGGCAACGTTATCGGCATGTCCTGGATTGTCCAGGGTGCCGATATTGAAAACCGATCGGGCGGTCATGTTGTCAGCGTCAATAAAGCAACGGGCGGGTTCGTCGGCGCTGGCGTAGCCCTTCGAATAACGAGCGAAGTCGTCAATGCTGGTCGTGGTCATTGCGCCGCGAAATCGGAAACGCTCCAGAGAAAAACGCTCGAGGCTTTCAACGCTGGTTCCCTCGGGCATCAAAGCGGTAGGGCATGCCAGACCCTGAATATCATTCAGGTGATAGCCAGAAAGGACCAGGTCTTTTACCTGCTGAAATGTGCCGTTGTCTAACTGAGACATAGAAATTCCTTATTAACTGATGATCGAAGTGGTATCAGTGAATTTGTTGCTGCGGATCACTGAGCCGCTTTAAGCTTTCCGTCCACCGCGCCGGTGATCCCGAACAGTTGCCCCTGATCCTCCTGGAGGATGGTGAGCTTCCCGCCTTTGTTGACCCACATAGGGGTTTCGGTTGTGTCCTCTTCGGACGCTTTTCCGCGTGGCGTCGGGGTGCTGTAGTTCAGCTTGTGCTTGATCTTGACGCGCTTCTCTTCGACGGAGTTACCCATACGCTCAAAATCAAAGGTGAGGACTACCTTGCCTTTGTTGCCGTTGTTCAGAACTCCGAGCGCGGTGGTATTCAGCGCTGCAGCGATCTTGTTCATGAACACGCCGGCATCCAGTTCGCCCAGGAAGTCGGGCACTACGGTCATGCGGTCATTACTCATCGTTTTAACCCTCGAGTTGGCGGTCGCTACCGCCAGTTAGTTTCTCCACAAAACAGACAAGAGCACCTGCGGTTGCAGCCGCCCGGGTGGATTGGGTTATGAGCCCGTCACCCGGTGATGCCCTTGTCTGTTTTGTAAAAAAGGCGGTACCGAGGTAGAACATTATCTTCGTCCCCCTTTTGTCAGGTTGAAGACCCTGGTACCGCCAAGACTACACACAGCTTTCTTACTTCCTGGTACCACGCTGGCTACGTGATTGGGTTGTGGCGCCAGATGCTTATCTTCTGGTTACCTCTAAGGGCTGCAATTCACCACAACGGAAAGAGCATTCCGATCTTCGACCAACGCCCCGCAATCTGCGTTTCGGCGCGTCCAGTCGCGGCGGCTATCTCCAGACTATGCCATTCGACATCCCTTTTGATTTACCGTGATCCGCCTAGCGCTTGGGTTTCAGCAGTCATGTGGCGGGAATGCTCTTACCTGTTGTGTGCTGGGCTTCCACCAGCTCCCATCTGTTTTTTAAGCCACTCAGATATCGTCCGGGCTGCGTTCTACTTCCCGCCGTCACTGCCGTCGAGAGTGCTGGCATCTCACCGTTTTCACAGTTAACGTCTGCCGGTCTATCCCTGGTGTCGAGGCTTGTTATCGCTGCCGAGGCGCCACTTTCTGGACATTTATCAGACCGTCTTGAAGTGGTAAGTCATCCAGTCTTGATAAGCATTCTGCGAAGTGCTTACCGAGTCTGGCTGTGTTCCCTAAAAGGGCTGGCGGTTGCCGGAAATACACGGGAAAACGCCGGGCCGCCAGAACAGGGATGTGTTTCTTATTGCTTTGGCCTGCTTTTATCCACATCAGGCGCGGTGGTAGGTATCTTCGGGCGGGGTGCTAAGGGGGGGGTATTGGCCCTTTTCCTTAACACTCCTACTGGTTTTCGGTATTCCTGGCTTGGGTATCGCCACCAGTTGTAGGAATTTGACTATGAGCTACGGTTAATCAGGCCGCGACTCTGTTACCCCTCCCGAAGACACCTCAGCGAATCATCCGGTCATTCATACGCCACCGGCGGCTACTTCGTGGGCGTCCTGCCTGTTCGCTGTTGCTTGTAGGTACATTATGTACCGTCAAGGTACATTGTCAAGCATAAAAAAACCTGCCGAAGCAGGTTTACTGTGAAAAATTAAGGTTTATGTCTGTATCTTCTGGGCTTTCCTGAGAAAACTACAGTACCAATTATTGAGCAATTACCATTAATCTTAACGTATGGCTCAGGCCAGTTAGGATTCAACGCTTTGAGAAATTTTGCACCACTGTCTTCTATAAGCCTTTTAAATGTTGTCTCACCAGAATCATGCATTAGGGCTATGACATCATCACCATGCGTTGCAGCGACCTCAGGATCGACAAAAATCATATCGCCAGGACGATATTCGTCGATCATTGAGTCTCCAATGACACGCAGGATATATGTCATAGGCCCGCATGGCACGGGACAAGGATAGGTTTCAACACTATTCAAATCTACCTCAGCATAACCAGAATCGGTCCATGCTCCTGCCTGCACCCAGGATATAACGGGAACCATAGTAATGTTTCTATTAGTGTCGGAAACATCAGGTTCTTTTGCAACATTAGTCGTTTGATGTTCTGTATCTAACCACCCCTGAGGAAGATCGAAACATTTTTCGATGTGCCTGGCCATAGTGTCACCAATACCTTTGGTGGCACCTTCTCCCATGAACCTGCTGGTCTGGGTTGGCTCGCGATCGATCATGTTAGCAAAGTAAGTATTACCGCCAACACCATCTCTCAATTTTCTGGCGTTTAACCGCCTGATTTCCTGGATAGTTTTCATCAGTAAATTAAACAATGTGTACCTCAGTGGTACAAGTACCTTGATGGTTCATTTCTTTCGTGTAATATGTACACAGGAGGTACATACCATGAAAGAGTATTGGGACTCTTTAACCAAAGAGCAACAAGGTGATTTAGCCGGAAGCGTTGGGTCAACACCTGGCTACCTGCGCTTAGTTTTTAATGGTTACAAAAAAGCCGGTTTTTCCTTAGCTAAAAAGCTGGAAGAGACCACTTCTGGAATTATCAGCAAATCCGATCTTCGTCCTGACATTTATCCAAAACAGTAACAAATATTTCGTTTTTTATAACCACAGAAGAGAGGAACAAGCCGTGGGAAATGAACCGGAATGGAAAATAGAAAAACAGCCTGCTTGGCTGGTGTCCGCAATCAGGAAGACGATCGCAGCGCTCCCCGGTGGATACGCCGAAGCGGCAGAAATCCTGGACGAAACGCAAAACTCACTTTTTAACCGTCTTCGTGCTGGTGGGGATCAAATATTCCCTATGGGCTGGGCAATGGTACTCCAGAGCGCTGCTGGCGTGAGTTACATCGCTGATGCGTTCTCCCGTGAGACAGATAACGGGATTCATGTGTCTGGTGCCGTGCCGGATGACGAAAACGAAGAGATTGGTCTGAAGCTAGCCGAGCTGGTGGGGCGACTTGGAGATCTGGTCAATGCCTACCGTTGGTATATCGACGACGGCGTTGTTGATAAGGGCGAGTGGCAGAGCCTTAACGACATCGCATATCAGTTCAGGGTGACTCTGATGACCTTCCTGAATTTGATTTCTCGTGTTTACTGCCTTCCAGAAAAGAGTGACGCCCGCGAGTGTGCAGCTCCGGGCGCCGTGGCGTGTCGTATCAGTGGAGAAACTAACGCATGAACAGTTTAACGGTAAAGAACCGCATACCGCAACTACGTGCATTCCCTGTTCGGGGTTACATCATGTTTCGGTATGAGCGCATGGTATCAGGCCGCTGGGTTCCCTGTAACCACAGTCGGGCTATGGCAATTGTGGGGGTATGGCGCCGTAGAGGGGAATCCTTATGCGAGAACTTAACCGCTGGTTCAAAGACCACTACGGCATCCCGGTTCGCGTTATCAGATGGGAACCGGAAACCCGCCGCGTTATCTACCTACGTAAAGGCTATGAGCATGAGTGTTTCAGCCCGCTTGAGCAGTTTCAGCGAAAGTTCAGGGAAGTAGAGGGCGACTATGAGCACTAAATTAACAGGCTATGTATGGGATGCCTGTGCAGCGTCGGGAATGAAGTTATCCAGCGTGGCTATCATGGCGCGCCTGGCTGATTTCAGCAATGACGAAGGTGTCTGCTGGCCTTCCATTGAAACAATCGCGCGCCAGCTTGGCGCAGGCGTCAGCACTGTCAGAACGGCAATAGCGAAGCTTGAAGCCGATGGCTGGTTGTCACGCAAAGCGCGGCGACAAGGCAACCGAAATGCCTCCAATGTTTATCAGTTGAATGTGGCAAAACTCCAGACAGTTGCATTCGCTCACCTGTCAGATTCTGACCCGTCAAAATCTGACGCATCAAAATCTGACCCGTCAAAATTTGAGGCGTCAAAATCCGGTCAGAATGGCGGTTTTCACCCGTCAGAATCTGGCGGGGATCCGTCAGTAAATTCAACTACTGATCCATCAGGTAAAAAACCTTCTTGTCCGGTTGCGTCGCAACCAGACCCTGAAGTTGTGATCACCGATAACGCCATTCTTGTTTTAACCCATTTGAACCAGGTTAGCGGTTCCCGTTATCAGAAATCAAAAACCTCGCTGGAAAACATTCGTGCTCGTCTGCGTGAAGGTTACAGCGTTGCTGACCTGCAACTGGTTATCGACCTGAAACACGAGCACTGGCACGGCAACGATGAGCAGTACCAGTACATGCGCCCTGAAACGCTGTTCGGCCCGAAGAAGTTCGAAGGCTATCTGCAGAGTGCCACGCGCTGGGAAAGCCGTGGGCGACCAGACAGGGAAGACTGGAATAAGACAAAAAGACAGGCCACGCAACTGAATGGCTACAGCCAGGACGCTGGTGTTGATACCGCCGAGCGTGATCTTGCCTGGCGTCGATACCATGACCTTGAAGCTAATAACGAGCCGAAAAGCGAAGTTGAAGTATTGGTCCGTGCAAAAGCTGATCGTGATGGACTGAAGGAAAAAGGCTATAACCACGGTCTGGCGCAGTTTGGGTGGAATAACATCTGGTCAACCGCGGCAGGGAAAGGAGTGTCATCATGAATATTAGTTCCTACAGCCTGGCGCTGGCCTCACTGCGAAGCAAACCAGCCCACGAACTGAAAGAGGTTGGCGATCAATGGTGCACTCCGGATCTGTTGTTTTGGGGGATCAACTCAATATTTGGGCCGTTGGTTCTGGATCTGTTTGCTGACGACGATAACGCGAAGTGCCCGGTCTGGTACACCGCCGAAGATAACGCGTTGGTGCAGGATTGGTCGGAAATGCTGGAATCAATCGGCGGGGCAGCATTCGGTAATCCACCCTATAGCCGCTCTCAGTACCACGAGAAGCAGGCGATCACCGGCATGACCCACATCATGGATCACACAATGGAGATGCGTGAAAAGGGTTGGCGTTACGTGTTCCTCATTAAAGCGGCGACAAGTGAAACATGGTGGCCGGAAGATGCCGATCACATCATGTTTATTCGCGGTCGCATTGGCTTCGATCTCCCTGTGTGGTTTGTTCCTGCTGACGACAAGCAGAAGCCCACTGGTGCTTTCTTCGCTGGCGCTATAGCTGTCTTCGATAAGTCCTGGCGCGGTGAGCGTTTCAGTTACATCAGCCGCACCGAACTGGAGGCAAAAGGAAAGGCATTTATGTCGCTGGTCACATTTGCTGCTGGTAAGGCCCAGCAGGCAGAAACAGTACAGCCACCAGCGCCGCTGGTATTGCCAGAAGTTGAGTCGCGTATCTGGCCTCTCGAGGTTGGTCTGGTGTTTAACCAGGTGGATGGCGTTGACGCCCTGACAGAGTCACAGCAGAACAAGCTGAAAGGCAATATCAATCAACTGTGGCTTGAACGTATGCCCACCAGCGAGATCATTGCCGTTGCCTCTGGTCTTGCCAGCAGCATGCAGGGGGTAACCCATGCGTGAGATTATCGTTGATAACTTTGCTGGTGGTGGTGGCGCGTCAACCGGTATTGAAATGGCGATTGGTCGCAGCGTTGATATCGCGATCAACCATGACGAGAACGCGATCGCGATGCACAAGACGAACCACCCGGACACGCTCCATTACTGCGAATCCGTATTTGAAGTGGATCCGCGCGCGGCGACGGGCGGGTTACCAGTTGCCCTGGCATGGTTCAGTCCTGATTGTCGCCATTTTTCGAAAGCCAAAGGTGCGAAGCCAGTAGAAAAAGCGATTCGTGGTCTGGCCTGGGTTGTTCTGCGCTGGGCACTCGATGTTAAACCCCGAGTGATGAAGCTGGAGAACGTCGAGGAGTTCAGAACGTGGGGGCCGCTTCTTGCTGGTGAAATGCGCCCGGATCCTGAACGTGTTGGCGAAACCTTCCAGGCTTTCGTCGCTATGCTAACGACGGGGATTTCTCCCGATCATCCGGCGCTGGTGGAGTGCTGTGAATTCCTGGGTATTCCTCTCGACAGCGAGGACGCCGCCAGACTGGTAAAAGGTCTGGGTTATGTCGTTGAGTATCGCGAACTGCGCGCCTGTGATTACGGTGCGCCGACGATCAGAAAACGCTTCTTCATGGTTATGCGCTGTGACGGGAAACCGATAGTGTGGCCGGAGCCAACACACGGGGATCCGAAGTCACCGGCGGTTCAGGCTGGCAAGCTGTTGCCGTGGCGCACCGCTGCGGAGTGCATCGACTGGACTATTCCTGCGCCGTCGATCTTCGACCGTAAAAAGCCCCTGGCAGTGAATACGCTCAAGCGCATCGCGCGCGGTATTCAGCGTTTCGTTATCGACAGCGCGTCGCCGTTTATCGTGAAGTGCAACCATACCAGCACCAAAACTCACTATGACTGCTTCCGGGGCCAGTCGCTGGAAGAACCGCTGCAGACAATCACCAAAACCCACGGCTACGCAATCGCGGTACCGCACCTGACGAAGTTCAGAACAGGCGCGACAGGGCAGGATGTCACACAACCAGTCCCTACAATCACCGCTGGCACATCGCGGCGCCCGGGCGGGAATGGTCATGCTCTCGGCATCGTTGAGGCAGCGCTCACACCGTTTATTGTTGGGGCTGGTGGACCAAAGTATTCGGCGAAGCCCCGCAGTATGGAAAGCCCGATGCACACCCTGTGTAATACGAATCATGCTTGCGTTATTGCGCCAGTTATCGCCCGCCAGTTTGGAGCCAGCATCGGTCACCGGGCAGACGAGCCGAGCGCGACGATTACGGCGGGCGGCGGCGGTCATTCACAACTGGTGACACCAACGTTGATCCAGATGGGTTACGGCGAAAGACCGGGGCAGGACCCGCGTGTGTTGCAGCTTGAAAAGCCGCTGGGGACAGTAACCGCTGGTGGCAACAAGTTCGCCGTGGCCAGCGCATTTCTGGCGAAGCACTACGGCGGCAACTATACGGGGCCGGGCGTCGGGCTGGATGAACCAGTCCACTCGGTGACGACGGTCGATCACCATGCGGTGGTTGCTTCCCACCTGGTAAAACTGCGCGGCACCTGTCGCGATGGTCAGCCCACGAGTGAACCAATGCCGACAGTTACGGCTGGCGGCTTGCATGTCGGGGAAGTCAAAACCACTCTGGCGGTCGAAGACTATGACGAACAGCGCGCACAGCAGGCGCTGGCGTTCCTTCGTGAATACTGCGGAGAGGAATGCACCGGGATGGTCGACATCGATGGGATAACGTACCGCATCGTCGATATCGGTATGCGTATGCTGCAACCGCACGAACTCTACCGGGCGCAGGGCTTCCCTGACTGGTACATCATCGATCAGGATTATCGCGGCAAGCGCTACGCCAAAGATAAACAAGTGGCCCGCTGCGGCAATGCAGTCCCGCCACCTTTCGCTGAAGCGCTGGTGCGCGCCAATCTGCCAGAGTTATGTGTGAGCAAGGAGGAACAGGCAGCATGATGAACTTAACGGCTCGCCAGCAGCATGTACTGGATACCCTTATCAGCTTTCAACGCGAGCATGGCTATCCTCCAACTAATACAGAACTTTCGGGACTGCTGGGATGCAGTTCCCCAAATGCCGCTGCGGATCATCTGCGCGCGCTGGAGAGGAAAGGGGCTATCACCCTGACGCGTGGTGTTTCGCGGGGAATTGCCATCAACGATCCGGAGAACACTGCTGATGCGGATTCCCTGCTGCATGCGCTTGTGAATGGTGAGGATGGTGCGAAGGACCGCGCAATCGCCTATCTCAAAAACAAGGGGATCCGGGTATGAAACTGGTGCTGCCGTTTCCTCCAAGTGTGAACACGTACTGGCGCGCCCCGAATAAGGGGCCGCTGGCGGGGCGTCACCTGATTAGTGCCAAAGGTCGCCAGTTCCAGTCGTCAGCATGTGCCGCAATCATTGAACAACTGCGCATGCTCCCTAAGCCGTCATCGTCACCGGCGTCTGTCGAAATAATCCTGTTCCCGCCGGACAACCGGATCCGGGATCTGGATAACTACAACAAAGCGCTGTTTGACGCTCTTACCCATGCGGGGATCTGGGAGGACGACAGCCAGGTAAAAAGAATGCTGGTGGAGTGGGGGCCAGTAGTGAAAGGGGGAAGAGTAGAGATCTCGATCAAGAAATTTGAGGAAAAAATATCATCTTGCTAGAGCAAAACATGGGTAATCCAGGATATGGTTATCCGGTGCAAGCGAAACGGGAGTGCAGTCCCCTTCGCACTAAACAGTGGAGAAAATATGACTAACCAGGTTATGGGCCTTGCTACGCCCAAAGGTAGCGCTACATCTGTTGTTTCTGTTAATAATTCCGCAGTACCTGTGATTACTTATCGCAATCAGCGAGTGGTAACCACTGATTCTCTTGCCGCCGGGTACAGCACCACCGCGCAAAACATCACGAATAACTTTAATCGCAACAAAAATCGGTTCATTGAGGGTAAACACTACTTCAGGATTGAGGGAGAAGAAGTCGAAAATTTGCGCAACTCTTTAAGCTATGTGCAAATTTCGCCGAAAACTCGCACCTTATACCTCTGGACTGAACGCGGCGCATCACACCATGCAAAAATGCTTGAGACAGAGCAGGCGTGGGATTTCTTTGAGCAACTTGAAGATCATTACTTCGGCATGCGCGAAGTTTATGGCGTTACGCTACCTGATATCTCAGACCCAATAAAGCTTGCCCGTGCATGGGCTGACGCCATGGAAGCAAAGCAACAGGCTGAGGCTATTACTCACCAACAGGCTGAATACATTGAACACCTCGAGAGTCTCTTCACTGACGGGCTTTCTCCGGTGCAGTTTTGCAAACGCCTCAACGGTGTTAATACCAGTAAGATTAGTGCCTGGCTGGTCTCTGCAAACTGGCTCTATGATGACAATCCGGAAGGGCGCAGCGCTCAATGGCGTGTCCGTTCTTACGCTCGCGATAAATACCTTACTGAGAAAAGCACGAAAGTCTCACCAAATTCGGCAGTCATCTTTACCACCTATCAACCCGTTTTGCTCAGGGATGGGGCTGTCTGGCTGTACAAAAATTACCTAAAAGGAAAGCTCCCGATGAAGGTGACCTGGAACGGTAAATTTACCCACGATAAAGAGTTATCAGGGGGGATTCAGTGAGATTAACACCACCCCACCTTCAGCCAGTTTTATCCCGTGTTAAGCGCTTTGTGGAGAAAATGCCACAAGGTGCAACGCTAACCCAGATTACGCATAAGGTTCCTGCGTATAGCCTTTTGAATAAAAGGGATAAAGAGTCACTTATTGACATTATCCGGGATAGTGGCCTCCTTGTCGTGGAACATGATGGAAGAACTACAACTCTGCACCACCCTAAGTTCGGACATCAGTCCGTGGCACCGATCATCCAAGAGCACCGACCAATGAAGGAAGAAAATGTGAGCAAACAAACAGTGACTCCAGAAGATTTACGCAAGCAAGCTGAAGCTCTGATCCGTGCTGCTGATGAAGCTGAGAAAAAGGCGGGTGATCGCGCTGAAATTAAAAAACAACTTGATCCGCTAAAGCTTGAGATTCTCCAGTCCTATGGGATGGCCAGCCGTAAGTTTGACGAGTTTGTGGATGCGATGGCTGATATGGGTAAGGCAGTGCAAAAACTTAAACAGATTTCGCTGTAAGGGCTGAGTCGTGAGGGCACTTTTAACACCTGAAATCGCCCCCCGCATGGGGGTTGTGCTTTTCCGTCCTGGCGCCGACCTGATGCAGCTATTTATGCGCGGTAGGGTCTTACTCGAGCCAGAACCTGAAAGCATGGCCTCTTATGCGACTGGCATTGTGCCGGCAGCGGTTCAACCACTGGCAGACGCTCCGGTAATGAGTGAGATATTCGAGGATCATCGCGTTATACAGCGCGCTGGCGGATTGTCTTCGCTTGATACCTGGCTAAATGAAAAGTTCGAATGCCAGTGGCCCCATTCAACATGGCACGACAAGAATTTCACGATAATGCGGCATAAACCTGGAAGCATCCGGTTGTGCTGGCACTGCGACCACACCCTCGCTGGACAATACACGGAACAGCTTGCAGGTATAGCCAGCAAAAACCTGGTATCCTGGATCATGTCAGTCATCCGTACGGATTTAGGTTTTCCAGAGTCGCATGTACTGACCCTCCCGGAGTTGTGCTGGTGGATGGTCAGAAATGATCTGGGCGATGTTATTCCTGAAAGTGTTGCGCATAAGGCGCTGAGATTACCGGCTGAAGAACCGAAATCGATCATGCGAGAAAGCGATATTGTGCCCTCGTTACCGGCCACCAGCATTATGCAGGAGAAGGCGAAGAAGGTACTGACACTCAGGATTGATCCGGAATCGCCGGAAAGCTTCATGCTACGCCCGAAGCGTCGCCGTTGGGAAAATGAGAAATACACGCGCTGGGTGAAGGCCCAGCCGTGCGCCTGCTGTGGTAAGCAGGCAGATGATCCGCACCACCTGATAGGCCACGGGCAGGGAGGTATGGGGACAAAAGCGCATGACCTCTGGGTGTTGCCTTTGTGCAGAAAGCATCACGACGAGTTACATGCGGATACCGTGGCATTCGAAGAGAAATACGGCTCCCAACTGGAGTTGATATTTCGTTTTATCGATCGCGCGCTTGCAATTGGCGTGTTGGCATAAGTGGAGAAAAAAATAATGACGCCTCGTCAAAAACGTTCGCATCGTGCAGCGCTGGAAAAGGCAGCGATAGCGCCGCGCAAAAGCTGGTTGGGGAAAAGCATGCTCCTGACCGACATCCAGTCTGGATGGATCAAATCTCTTCTCGCTGTATGGGGTGAAAGCGTTCGCGGTGGAGTTGCCCCCAGAAAACCATGCGGACATTCATGCTGGAACGTAATCAGGGGGAGGAACTGGTCTGATAAAGCGCTGGAGCGTTTTACCGTCGCGTTGAATCAAGCGAGGGACGAGGGATTCCGTGGAGAGCAGGCGTTACGGCGGGCACGCTTAATTCTCTGGCCCGAGCCGCAGGTAAGTGTAATTGATGAGGCCATCAATAGTGATGATGTTGAGTTCGTCGAGGAATCCGTCCTTCAGGCTTTCGACCTGAACGATCCTGTTTATGTGGTTGGATGCCAGTATTACACCACACGAAAAAAAATCTCAGACATCACCAGAGAATTGCAGGGTATCGCGCCCTGGCTGACTGACGGAGAGGCCAGGAAACGAGTGCGCTGGTGCCTGGAAATCTTCAGAGCAAAGGTTTTTCTGTCCTCACGGAAACTTTTATCCGAGTAGTCACAAAAATATATTTTAGCTTTTAGTGCTATTTTTAAGTGACAGAGTTGAAAACGGGCCAGGAAGTTAGCTAATGTATTCATGCTTGGCAGAGCTGCGCCACGATGGCAGCGATGAGAAGCGACAATTTGATTATGACGAGAGCCCCGCCAGTCGGGGCTTTTGCTTTCCGGCGATACGACAGGGGTATTCGCGAGGTGCATTGCACCAGTACCCCTGTCACATCGTCGTATTGCAAAATAACATCAAAGCCTCGGTATCTCGCCGGGCTTTGTCGTATTCAGGCCTCACTGACGAACGGCTCATTCCCCAATCCGCCAGTCGCTTGCGCAGAGGCCGCCTCATCCAACCCGCCGAGTGCGGGTTTTTAATTTCTTTCTATTACAAGAATATTGTCGTCATTTTTTACCACCTTGTATTCTCGTAATGATTTTACTGTAAGCAAGGATCCACTGGCGGTTATTAGTGAAATAGCTAGGGTGGTTCCAGAAATACCGATAGCGCCTAATGCTATAGGGGCAGAGACTAAACCTACAGCTCCAATAAAATTGTTCGCGTTATTAGATGAGTCAGATTGACTATTCTGTTGCTGGGTTGCTGCAAAGATTGATATTGATGTGGCTGCAATCGCTAATCCACCGAGAGCTACCGCCCACGCTACTGAGCCTGATGCTACGATCTTTGCGGTACCATCCTTCAATGAACCAGATATTTCTATTCTTGGCTCCTTGCCGAGAATCGCGGTTATTAGCTCTGCTTTTGTTGATACTTGAGTCATATGCCCCCCAGATTCCAAAATATGATTATCGACATACATTGGTAATTATTTAGCTCCCAGACTCACTTCGGTGGGTCTTTTCTTTTCACCCGTCGTTGACAACAAGCGCCATCCGTCATTAACGGAGGTGAGGCCTATGAAAATGCCATACAAACAAGATTTCATCGCTGCGCTACTTGCTGCTAAGGAGCAGGGTATTGGTGCAATGCTGGCTTTTATTATGGCGTACATGCGTGGTCGCTATAACGGTGGCGCCAAGATGAAGACGCTAATTGACGCGCTGATGTGCGCGATGATCGCCTGGTTTATTCGTGACCTGCTCGACTTCTCCGGATTGAGTAGCAACCTCGCATACATTGCCAGCGTCTTTATTGGATACATCGGCACCGATTCGATCGGCAATCTGATTAAAAAATTCGCAGCCAAAAAGGCGGGAGTTGACGATGCAAACCAGTAACGAGCCACGCTGGCTGGTGGAAGGCCGTAAATACATGGGGCAGATGGAAATTAAAGGCCCGCGCCACAATCCGTTAATCCTCCAGTTCTGGAAGGACATTAAACGAGGTGGAATTAAAGATGATGAAACGCCCTGGTGTGCCGCTTACGTCGGGTCGATGCTTGAGCGCGTCGGAATCAAATCCACCCGTTTCGAGTCTGCAAAATCCTATCTCAACTGGGGCGTCGAACTTCGCGATCCAGCCTATGGCTGTGTGGTGGTATTCAGTCGCGACGGCGGCGGCCATGTCGGATTTGTGGTCGGGCAGCACCAGAACGGAGACCTGATGGTGCTGGGCGGTAACCAGTCCGACGCCATCAATATTCGTGCGTTCTCGCGTTCCCGCGTGACGGGTTATCGTTGGCCGGTTAACGAGCCGAGGGATAGCCGCCTGTTACCGTTGATGAATGGCACCAGTTCGGTGAAAGAATCATGATCTCCGCTCTGCTTAAGTCGCACTGGAAATTAGTAACGATTGTGTTGCTGTTAATTTCCGTATTCTTTGCTGGAACCGTCTGGAGCGATCGGGTCTGGGAAAAAAAGTGGGCAGAACGCGACAGCGCGGAATCGTCACAGACCGTGAACGCGCAGACCGCCGCCCGGATGATTGAACAAGGGCGCATTATTGCCCGGGATGAGGCTGTTAAAGATGCACAAGCGAATGCCGCCAAAGCTGCTGCCACTGCTGCTGGCCTGTCTGCCACTGTTAACCAGTTGCGCACCGAAGCAACAAAACTCGCCACCCGCCTGGACGCCGCAAAACACACCGCAGATCTTGCCGCTGCCGTCAGAAGCAAAACAGCCAGAGCCGACGCCGGAATGCTCGCCGACATGCTCGGAGATATTGCAGCAGAAGCTAAACGTTATGCTGCAATCGCTGACGAACGCTATAGCGCTGGAATGACATGTGGGCGCGTCTATGAATCGGTGAGAGAGTCAAACAATCATTCACTAGGCTCGCAATAGCTGGGATTGTGACTATTTGAGGAAAACAGAAGAGCGAAGTATAAAAATTAAGCATCAAGATGCTCAGGTTCCGTGAAGCCCCTACGATACCTTACGTTCGTTTTTTCGGCGTTAAAATTTATCTGAATTCAGCATTTTCGGGTTGTATAAATTGTGAGTAACTCGCTATAGTTCAGTCATAGAAAGCAACTTTTGATTTTTTCCAAGCCTCTTTTGAGGCTTTTTGCACATTTAGACATAACACAAATGGCACATATGGTATGTTTTTAGAAAAATAAACACTATATGTAGCTATAAAAAGGAGATGTCACTATGACCCCAGCTGAGTTCTACGATATTTATGGTATCAAGCCAGCAGAAATGTTAACTGGAGAAACTGTTAACAACTTTGCTTCAAGGGTTCTGGCGCAACAAACAAGTTCAAGTGGTAATACTGGTGTTTGGTACTCGCAAGGTACAGCGACACAATCTAAGCAAAATCAAAGCACTCACCATCAACTTTATACGTACTAAACTCTATGCCTAATTGGAGCGACGTACTGGGCGAGATGACGGCTCTCGCCCAGAAGAGTCCTATGGATGAGGTTCGCCGTAAATACTTATCTCAACTATCTAATCACACCGGACGAAATGTTATTACATATTACTCCGGTTGGTTGCAGCATGGTGGCGCTGAAGTGCGACATCTTACTCAGATGACTGACGACGATAAGAATGGACTGATGACTGCCATTAATGGCTTGGATGTCTCTAAAGGAGTGGACTTGATACTTCACACTCCTGGTGGTGACATCGCTGCTTTAGAATCGATTGGTCATTATTTGCGTTCTAAATTTGGTACTAATATACGGGCTATTGTCCCTATGATTTCAATGTCTTGTGGTACTATGCTTGCATGCTGTGCTAACGAGATTATCATGGGTAAACAGTCTAATATCGGACCGATTGATCCTCAATTTAACGGTTTCTCAACTCATGCCATTATTGAAGAGTGGAATCGGGCGCAAAAGGAAATTTTTCAAAACCCAGCAGCAGTTCAGATGTGGCAGTTCATACTTCAAAAACTCAACCCAACTATCATCGGTGAGTGTGAGAAAGCTATCAAATGGGCGAATGAGATTGTCAAACAGTGGCTTATGACTGGTATGTTTGAAAATGATGCAGAGGCAGAAGCAAAAGCTGCGCATGTTTGTTCAGAGTTAAATAATCACCATACAACTTACACACATTCTCGTCATATACATTTCGACAAGGCGCAGAAAATAGGATTGAATGTTACCGAGCTTGAAAGCGATCAAGTCCTTCAAGATTTAGTTTTAACCATACATCACAGCTACATGCACTCGTTTGGTGGAGCACCGCTTGCGAAAATTATTGAAAACCATAATGGCAATGCGATGATCTGGAATATTCAGTTATAATTACTTCTCTACCGCTAATTAAGCCTCACTTATGTGGGGCTTTTTTATGCGCATTGTACGCGCACATCAAAGAGAGTCTTTCAGTAGTGAGCCTGGGTAAACCGTCACCTCTTGGCGGCTTTACCGTGCGACAGGCTCACGTCTAAAAGGGAACATTCCATGAGTAACAAAATCTTTACGCTATCTGGTGACCTGTTTGATAAGCCAGAGACCAGACGGTTGATTGATAGTTGTATCACGGAGTCAATCAGGCTGCACTGCCGTCCGGGTGGGATCATCTGGCAGACGTTACGCAGATAGTGAAATGTAAATGATATTTATTATCGTTTGTGGGTCCTTTCCGGCGATCCGGGCTGTTACGGGGCGGCGTCCGCGCAGATTCTCGCTATTTATGAAAATTTTCGGTTTTTTGCCGTTTCCGTTCTTCTTCTCGTTAATCCATTGTTTTAAAAGAAAACACCCCCTCAAAAGAAAGGAAACGTTAAGCCAGAAAAATGGGTAAAAAACCCGAGATCGTTTCCGTTCTCTGTTTTTGCGCACGGAGTGAGCTATGGAGGTCAACAAAAAGCGGCTTTCTGACATCTTCGGTGTCAGTGTGCGCACGATCCAGAACTGGCAGGATCAGGGGATGCCGGTTGCGCGCGGTGGTGGAAAAGGTAACGAAGTACTCTATGACTCAGCCGCAGCTATCGAGTGGTATTCCGCGCGCGACGCGGAGATTGAGAATGAGAAATTACGGAAAGAGGTAGAGGATCTTCGCATTGCTTCGGAATCCGACCTCCAGCCAGGCACGATTGAATATGAGCGGCACCGGCTTACCCGAGCACAGGCTGACGCCCAGGAGCTAAAAAATGCCAAAGATACCGCTGAGGTGGTGGAGACCGCATTCTGCACGTTCGTGCTGTCACGGATCGCCGGTGAAATAGCCAGTATTCTCGATGGGATCCCTCTGTCGGTTCAGCGGCGTTTTCCGGAACTGGAAAACCGACATATTGATTTCCTCAAAAAGGACATCATCAAAGCCATGAACAAAGCAGCTGCGCTGGATGAAATCATACCGGGGTTGCTGAGTGAATATATCGAACAGTCAGGTTAAGGGACTGCAGCACTCTGCGCGCGCGGGGCTTCATTCTCTGTACAGGCCAGAGCCGCAGACGGCAGTTGAATGGGCTGATACCCATTATTATCTCCCGAAAGAATCTGCTTATCAGGAAGGGCGCTGGGAAACATTGCCTTTTCAGCGCGCGATCATGAATGCGATGGGAAACGACTATATCCGCGAGGTGAACGTCGTTAAATCTGCCCGTGTTGGCTATTCAAAAATGTTGCTCGGGGTTTATGCATATTTTATTGAGCACAAACAGCGAAACTCCCTGATCTGGCTTCCTACCGACGGCGACGCCGAAAACTTCATGAAGTCGCATGTTGAGCCGACTATCCGGGATATTCCTTCACTGCTTTCACTGGCACCGTGGTACGGCAAAAAGCACCGTGACAACACGCTCAGTATGAAGCGTTTTTCTAACGGTCGCGGCTTCTGGTGCCTGGGTGGAAAGGCGGCAAAAAACTACCGTGAAAAATCGGTGGATATTGCCGGATACGATGAGCTCGCAGCATTCGACGACGATATTGAAAAAGAGGGATCTCCGACCTTTCTCGGTGATAAGCGTATTGAGGGGTCGGTGTGGCCCAAATCAATCCGCGGGTCTACGCCCAAAGAGAAAGGAACATGCCAGATTGAGCGTGCGGCAAAAGAGTCAGAACACTTCATGCGTTTCCACGTTGCCTGCCCGCACTGCGGTGAGGAGCAATATCTCAAGTTTGGTGATAAAGAAACGCCATTCGGGCTGAAGTGGACGCCCGGCGAACCGGCCAGTGTTTTTTACCTCTGCGAACATAACGCCTGCGTGATTAAACAGCAGGAACTGGACTTTACTGAGGCCAGGTACATCTGCGATACCACAGGGCTCTGGACGCGGGATGGTTTATCCTGGTTTTCGTCAACAGGCGCAGAAATTGACCCGCCGGACAGCGTAACGTTTCACATCTGGACGGCATACAGCCCGTTCACTACCTGGGTACAGATCGTCAAAGACTGGATAAAAACGAAAGGAGATACCGGAAAGCGTAAAACCTTCGTGAACACCACGCTGGGTGAAACGTGGGAGCCGAAAATCGGTGAACGGCCTGACGCGGATGTGATGGCTGAGCGTAAGGAACACTTTGAAGCCTCTGTCCCTGATCGGGTTGCCTATCTTACCGCCGGGATCGACTCCCAGCTTGATCGATACGAAATGCGTGTCTGGGGATGGGGGCCTGGTGAAGAAAGCTGGCTCATTGACCGGCAGATCATCATGGGCCGTCATGATGATGAAGCGACGCTTCTCAGGGTTGATGAGGCGATCAACAAAACATATCCCCGACAGAATGGCGTTGAAATGTCGATATCCCGTATCTGCTGGGATATTGGCGGTATTGATCCCACCATTGTCTACAACCGCTCGAAAAAGCATGGTCTGTTCCGCGTGATCCCGATAAAAGGGGCATCCGTTTACGGTAAGCCCGTCGCGAATATGCCGCGCAAGCGCAACAAGAACGGTGTCTATCTGACTGAAGTCGGTACTGATACCGCAAAAGAGCAGATTTACAACCGTTTCACCCTGGTAGCCGAAGGTGATGAACCGTTGCCGGGGGCCGTTCACTTCCCCAACAATCCAGATATTTACGATCTGACTGAGGCACAGCAACTGACCGCCGAGGAACAGGTTGAGAAATGGGTGGACGGGCGGAAGAAAATAGTCTGGGACAGCAAAAAACGCCGCAATGAGGCACTCGACTGCTTTGTGTATGCGCTGGCGGCACTGCGGATCAGTATTTCCCGCTGGCAGTTGAACCTTGATTCTCTTCTGGCAAGCCTGCTGGAGGAAGAAGGGGCGCGTAAACCGAAAAAGACCGTGGCAGATTACGCCAGGGCATTATCTGGAGATGAGTAATGGCGTCACAATCCGATCTCGACAGCGCCCGCGCCGCACTGCATGACCTGATGACGGGAAAGCGGGTGGCGACGGTACAAAAGGACGGTCGCCGGGTGGAGTTTACGGTTACTTCGGTAAGCGACCTTAAAAAATACATTGCAGATCTGGAGGTTCAGGTCGGTATCACTCAACGTCGCCGGGGGCCGGCAGGATTTTACGTATGAAAACACCTGCACTTTTGGGGCCGGACGGCAGGACGTCGTTACGGGAATACGCCGGTTATCACGGCGGTGGTCATGGTTTTGGTGGGCAACTCAGGGGGTGGCAACCGCAGAGCGAAAGCCCTGATGCGGCGTTACTGCCCAATTTTGCGCGCGGTAACGCCCGCGCAGACGATCTGGTCAGAAATAACGGCTATGCCGCAAATGCGATACAGCTGCACCAGGATCATATCGTCGGCTCATTCTTTCGCCTGAGCCACCGTCCGAGCTGGCGTTTTCTTGGCATTTCTGAAGAGGATGCCCGGGCTTTCTCCCGCGAGGTGGAAGCCGCGTGGAAAGAGTTTGCCGAAGACGACAACTGCTTTATCGATGCGGAGCGCAAACGCACTTTCACGATGATGATCCGTGAAGGCGTGGCAATGCACTCCTTTAATGGTGAATTGTGTGTGCAGCCCGCGTGGGACAGCAGCCCCGGACGCCTTTTCCGTACACAGTTCAAAATGGTCAGTCCGAAGCGCATCAGTAACCCGAATAACACGGGCGATACGCGAAACTGTCGTGCCGGTGTGGCGGTGAACAACACCGGGGCGGCGGTGGGGTATTACGTCAGCGATGATGGTTATCCTGGCTGGATGCCGCAGAAATGGACGTATATCCCGCGTGAACTGGCTGGTGGGCGCACTTCATTCATTCACATTTTTGAGCCGCTTGAGGACGGCCAGACCCGCGGCGCCAACCAGTTTTACAGCGTCATGGAGCAAATGAAGATGCTCGATACGTTGCAAAACACACAGTTGCAGAGCGCTATCGTGAAGGCAATGTATGCTGCCACTATCGAGAGCGAACTCGATACCCAGACCGCGATGGATTTTATTCTCGGCGCTGATAATAAAGAGCAGCAGAACAAATTCACGGGCTGGCTGGCGGAAATGGCGTCGTACTACTCTGCGGCGCCGGTTCGCCTGGGTGGGGCTAAAGTACCGCACCTTATGCCGGGTGATTCCCTGAATCTCCAGTCGCCACCGAACGCGGATAACGGCTATTCGGTCTTCGAACAGTCGCTGTTGAGGTATATCTCTGCCGGGCTTGGCGTTTCGTTTGAACAACTGTCCCGGAATTACTCCCAGATGAGTTACTCCACCGCCCGCGCCAGCGCCAATGAATCATGGGCGTTTTTTATGGGGCGCCGGAAATTCGTTGCGTCCCGTCAGGCGTGCATGATGTTTCTCTGCTGGCTGGAGGAGGCCATTATCCGTCGGGTTGTGACATTGCCTTCCCGGGCGAGGTTCAGCTTTCAGGAAGCGCGAAGCGCCTGGGGAAACTGCGACTGGATTGGTTCCGGGCGCATGGCTATTGACGGACTGAAAGAGGTTCAGGAAGCGGTCATGCTGATCGAAGCTGGCCTCAGTACCTATGAAAAGGAGTGCGCCAAACGCGGCGAAGATTATCAGGAAATTTTCGCGCAGCAGGTTCGCGAAACGATGGAGCGCCGCGCCGCCGGGCTCAAACCGCCCTCATGGGCTGCTGCTGCCTTCCAGTCCGGGTTAGAAAATTCCACTAAGGAGGAGAAAGATGGCGCCCGAACTGCGTAATCTCCCGCATATTGCCAGCCTGGCTTTTAATGAGCCGCTGCTACTTGAACCCGCCTATGCGCGGGTTTTCTTTTGCGCGCTGGCGGGCCAGTTGGGCATCACCCGTCTGACAGATACCGTTTCCGGCGTCACTCTCAGCGGTGAACAGATTGCTGAACCCCTTGCGCTTTTTGGTGACGATGAAGAGATGGGGCCGCGCCCGTCACGCAGTTACCAGGTGATCGACGGTATCGCGGTTTTGCCGGTTTCCGGCACGCTGGTGAGTAAAACCCGTTCGCTGCAACCGTATTCAGGTATGACGGGTTACAACGGCATTATTGCCCGCTTACAACAGGCTATCAGTGATCCCGGCGTGGACGGCATTCTTCTGGATATGGATACACCTGGCGGCATGGTATCCGGTGCTTTTGACTGCGCTGACATTATTGCCCGCCTGCGGGATATCAAACCGGTCTGGGCGCTGGCGAACGACATGAACTGTAGCGCCGGGCAGCTTATCGCCAGCGCGGCATCCCGTCGTCTTGTTACCCAGACCGCCAGAACCGGTTCGATCGGCGTCATGATGGCGCACAGCAACTACGGTGCTGCACTCAAGACCAGCGGCGTCGAAGTCACGCTTATCTACAGCGGCGATCACAAGGTCGACGGAAACCCTTACGAAAAGTTGCCGAAGGATGTGCGTGCTGATTTTCAGGCGCGTATTGACGCCACCCGACAGATGTTTGCTGAGAAGGTGTCCGGGTACACCGGCCTGACCGTTCAGGCGGTACTGGATACTGAAGCGGCGGTTTTCACCGGACAGGAATCCATTGACAACGGAATTGCAGATGAACTCGTCAATAACACCGACGCGCTCAGTGTGATGCGCGATGCACTTGATAAACGAAAGAAAATCAACCCTGGAGGAATTATGAATAATACCACTGCATCCGCTGAAACAACTCAGCCTGTAGCGGACACGTCAGCCGGCGTCACTGTCGACAGTGCGACGCCTGTAGCGACGGTAAAAACTGCATCAGCCGATATCAGCGCGCAGGTTTCAGCGGCGGTAAATGCCGAAAACAGCCGAATCATGGGGATCCTGAACTGTGAAGAGGCGAAGGGCCGTGAATCGCAGGCGCGGGTGCTCGCGGCAACACCGGGTATGACGGTTGAAAATGCGCAACTGATCCTCGACGCAGCGCCAGCGAGCGCGCAGGTCAGAACGGATACCGCACTTGATCGCCTGATGGACACCGCGCCTGGTGCTGTCAGTGCCGCCAGCCAGGCATCTGATACCGATGACCTGATGAACACACCTGTATAAGAGGTTCCAATGCCAAACGAAGAATTTAAGCATTATCAGCCGCTGGGTAACAGTGACCCGGCACATACCGCATCCGCCCCCGGTGCCTTAACGGACAGTGTTCCGGCGATGACGCCGCTGATGCTTGATCCCGCTGCCGGGAAGCTGGTTGTCTGGGACGGTGCTGCCGCTGGCACAGCGACAGGCATTCTCGCGATTGACGCCGATCAGAACAGTGATCAACTGACGTTCTTTAAAACGGGCTCTTTCCGGATTGAAGATGTGTTGTGGCCTGCTGCTGCGGCAACCGATAACGTCAGACGCAACGCCTTCGCCGGTACCTCCATCAGTATTGTGTGACCCCTTAACCAGCCAGTTATCTCCATCCATAAAGGCCGCATGAGCGGCCTTTTTTCTACGGGAAAAAACTATGTCTATGTATACCACTGCCCAGTTGCTGGCGGTTACCGAGAAAAAATTCAAATTCGATCCGCTGTTTCTGCGTATCTTCTTTCGTGAAAGCTATCCGTTTTCCACCGAAAAAGTTTACCTCTCTCAGATCCCCGGACTGGTGAATATGGCGCTGTATGTGTCGCCGATTGTCTCCGGGAATGTGATCCGCTCACGCGGCGGTAACACTTCCGAATTCACGCCGGGTTATGTGAAACCGAAGCACGAGGTAAACCCGCAAATGACGCTTCGTCGCCTGCCTGACGAAGATCCGCAGAACCTCGCCGATCCGGCATACCGCCGTCGCCGCATCATCCTCCAGAACATGAAAGATGAAGAGCTGGCGATTGCGCAGGTTGAAGAGATGCAGGCGGTTTCGGCTGTGCTCTACGGTAAATACACCATGACAGGGGATAAGTTTGACCCGGTTGAGGTGGATATGGGGCGCAGTGCCGTCAACAACATCATCCAGGCGGGCGGGGCGGCATGGTCCGGCAAAGACAAAGAAACGTATGACCCGACGGAGGACATTGAAGCGTATGCGCTTAATGCCAGCGGCGTGGTCAATATTATTGTTTTTGACCCGAAAGGCTGGGCACTGTTCCGCTCTTTCAAGGCAGTAAGAGAGAAGCTGGATACCCGTCGTGGCTCAAACTCCGAGCTGGAAACCGCGCTCAAGGACCTGGGCAAGGCGGTGTCTTACAAGGGCATGTACGGCGATGTTGCGATTGTGGTTTACGCCGGGCAGTACATTGAAGGCGACGCCAAAAAGAACTACCTGCCGGATCTTTCTATGGTGCTGGGCAATACCCTGGCGCGCGGTCTGCGTACCTATGGCGCAATTCAGGACGTTGATGCACTGAATGCCGGTATCAACTCCTCCACGCGTTATCCGAAAAACTGGATCCAGACCGGTGATCCGGCGCGTGAGTTTACGATGATCCAGTCTGCGCCACTGATGCTGCTGGCCGACCCTGATGAATTTGTGTCGGTAAAACTCGCGTAATTCCTCTCGTATGGCCCTCCGGGGCCATTTCTCTGGAGCACTATCCATGACAGCAAAAGAAAAACTGGTTGAGCGCCTGAAAGCGCTTGGCGCACAACTTGGGCGTGATGTGAACGTTACCGGCACTATCGAAGAACTGACGATGCGGGTTGCAGAGCTTGAGGAAGAGCTTGACGACGGTAGCGATGACGAACAGTCCGGTGATAACGGGATTAACGCGCAGGAAAACGCCACGGACAATCCTGATGATGATCAGGCGCAGGAGAAACCCGCGGTAACGGATGCCGGGCTGGTGACGGTTATTACGCGCGCCACCCTGCACATTGATGCGCTGCATGAAACAGAAAATACGCCTGTCGCCATCGCCGTGACAGGGATGTCGATCCGCGTTCTGCCGCATGAAGCCGAAGCACTGATTGCTGGTGGGCTTGCCAGCGAAAAATAACCGGGGGCGACGTGGCTGATTTCGACAACATTTTCGATGCTGCTCTGTCCCGTGCCGATGGTGTTATTCGTAGCGCTATGGGGGTGGAAGCCTCAGTGACTTCCGGTGAAATGGCGGGGCAAACGATACGTGGCGTTTTTGATGATCCTGAGAGTGTCGCGTATGCGGGCAGTGGTGTCCGGGTGGAAGGTACAAGCCCGTCATTATTTGTGGAGACACCTTCTGTCAGCGAGATGCGGCGCCCCGATACCCTGGTGATCAACGGTTCGTCTTACTGGGTTGACCGAATCGGGCCGGATGATTGCGGAAGCTGTCATCTTTTCCTCGGTAAAGGTTCGCCGCCGGGATCAAACCGACGGCGTTAAGGGGAAAGCATGTCCATTAAAGGTCTGGAACAGGCAATCGCAAACCTGAACAGTATCAGTACTACTGCCGTGCCGCGTGCTTCTGCGCAGGCGGTTAACCGTGTTGCGACACGCGCGGTTAATAAAAGCGTCTCCGTCGTATCGAAAGACACCCGGGTGCCACGCAAGCTGGTTAAGCAGCGCGCCAGGGTAAGACGTGCAACGGTGAAGAAGCCGCGGGCGTTAATCCGTGTAAACCGGGGTAACCTGCCGGCGATCAAACTCGGTACCGCCAGTGTCAGACTTTCCCGCCGTAAACGTGACAAGCGAGGGGCAAACAGTGTGTTGCGTATTGGTCCGTTTCGTTTTCCGGGCGCATTTATTCAGCAACTGAAAAACGGTCGCTGGCATGTTATGCGGCGAACGGCAAAACCCCGTTACCCGATTGAGGTCGTCAGCATCCCGCTGGCGGTGCCACTGACAACGGCGTTTAAGGATGAACTGCCAAAACTGATGGAAACCGATATGCCCAAAGAGCTACGGGCATCCCTTAAAAACCAACTCAGGCTGATTCTGAAACGATGAAACACAGTGATATCCGACAGGCGATTATCGATGCCCTTGAAGGGACTATCGGTCATGGCGCGATTTATTTTGACGGCCGGCCGGTGGCATTTGAAGAAAATGAATTTCCGGCAGTGGCTGTTTTTCTGACGGACGCAGAACCAACAGATGCTGTCCTGGATGCAAATGAATGGCAGGCCACCCTGCATATCGAAGTTTTTCTGCCTGCCCAGGTCCCTGATTCCGAACTGGATGAGTGGATGGAGTCCCGTGTTTACCCGGCTATGGCGGATATTCCGGCGCTGGAGGGGATCGTTACGCTCATGAATGTCCTGGGGTATGACTACCAGCGCGATGAGGATCTGGCGCTGTGGAGTTCCGCCGACCTTAAATATTCCATTACTTACGAAATGTGAGGATGCTATGCCAACACCAAACCCGCTTGAGCCTGTAAAAGGTGCAGGCACCACGCTGTGGATTTATACCGGCACGGGGAATCCGTTCGCCAACCCGCTTTCGGATATCGACTGGAGCCGCCTGGCGAAAATCAAGGATCTGACGCCGGGAGAAATGACGGCTGAATCGTATGATGATACCTATCTCGACGATGAAGATGCAGACTGGAGTGCAACGGCTCAGGGGGAAAAATCAGCCGGGGATACGTCCTTTACGCTTGCCTGGAAGCCGGGTGAAGCCGGTCAGAAAGACCTGGTAACCTGGTTTAATGATGGCTCGGTTCGCGCTTACAAAATCAAATACCCGAACGGTGCCGTTGATGTGTTCCGCGGCTGGTGCAGCAGTCTCGGCAAGGCGATCCCTGCCAAAGAAGTCATCACCCGCACAGCAAAAGTCACCAACACCGGCAAACCTGGACTGGCAGAAGAAAGCGGCGATCCGGTTGTTCCGGTAACCGGCGTCACGCTGGATAAAGAGACTGCAGCGGTGGGTATTGGTGACACGACCACCGTGGTCGTCGGGATTACCCCGGCAGGAGCATCAGATAAAACCTTCCGCCTTTCCTCATCCGATCCGTCAGTCGCGACAGCAACTGCCAGTGATGACACCGTCACGATTACAGGGGCGGCGTCAGGTACCGCCGATATTGTGGTCATGACCAATGATGGCCTTTTCGTGGCTATCTGCCGCGTAACCGTTTCCTGAATACCGGGGCTTCGGCCCCGTCCCGGAGTAAACCATGTTTCTGAAAAGCGAACCGCTGAAGCATAACGGTGCGAGCGTTACGTTGTATGAGCTTTCGGCGCTGCAGCGTATTGAGCATCTTGAATACCTGAAAAAAATTGAAGCCGTTGAGGAAGGGGATATCCAGACAGCAATGGAAACCACTGTGCGCGGCAGCGCGTTTGTGGTGGCGATGTCGCTGTGGCACGCCCATGCACTGAAAGGCACGCTGCCTGGTGGTGCCGCCGAAGAAGTTAAAAAAATACAGGATGAGGTGCTGTCCACCTGGCCTCTTGAGGTGCTGGCACTGGCTGAATACAGGATAAAAATCCTGTCCGGTATGTTACCGCCGCCAGAAGACGTTCCTGAACCTGAAAGCGACGTTCAGGCAGAGCCGGTCACCGCGGAAAAGTCCTCGCCAGCGAGCTGACGTTCGTCATGAAGCTGGCGCGTGAGTTCAGTCGTCCTGACTGGCGCGCAATGCTGGCTGGCATGTCCTCCACGGAATACAGCGACTGGCGTATATTCTACCGGGACAACTATTTTCATGACGTGCAGCTTGATGCTCACTTTTCAGGTTTGCTCTACACCCTTTCATCGATGTTTTTCCGTGACCCGGATTTGACTCCTGCCATCTTCAGCATACTGACACCGGCTCCCGACGATTTGCCGCCGGAAGAGCCTGATGACGATATGTTGATGGCGAAGGCGTCAGGAATGACAGGAGGCGTTCGCTATGGCCCAGACGGCAGTCGGGGATCTGGTTGTTAACCTTGACGTTAACTCGACAAAATTTAATGAACAGATAACCCACGTTAAGCGACAGTTCAGACAAACAGGGGATGCGGCTAATGATACGGAGTTACGTATCCGGCAGGCATTCTCGCGTCAGGAAATTGCGGCAAAAAAAGCCGGTCTTTCCGTGGGGCAGTACTCGAATGCGATGCGTATGCTTCCTGCTCAGTTTACGGATATCGCGACGCAGCTGGCGGGCGGGCAGAGCCCCTGGCTCATTATGCTGCAGCAGGGCGGACAGGTTAAAGACTCATTCGGCGGGATTATTCCCACGTTCCGGGCTTTGACGGGAGCCATATCTCCGCTGATGGTGGGTGTTGGCGCATTGTCAGTGGCAACGGGGGCGCTATTTTATTCGTGGTACCAGGGATCATCCACGCTTTCAGATTTCAATAAAACGCTCGTTCTTTCAGGTAATTCGGCAGGCCTGACGGCTGACAGAATGCTGGTTCTGGCAAGAAACGGACAGAGTGCCGGGCTGACGTTCAGCCAGACGAGCGAGGCGCTGACGGAACTGGTTAATGCCGGCGTACGCGCTGGTGCGAATTTCGATGCGATGATCCAGTCAGTTTCCCGCTTTACCGAAGCGTCCGGCGTTCCGGTTGATAAGGTTGCTGCAGCGTTTGGCAAACTGACGAATGACCCGACTTCCGGTCTTATCGCGATGGCCCAGCAGTTCCATAACGTGACGGCTGAGCAGATTGCGTATGTTGCGCAACTGCAACGTGCCGGTGATGAGGCTGCTGCCCTGCAGGCGGCTAATGATGCGGCAACCAGCGGGTTTAACGAACAGACAAAATCCCTGCGCGATAATATGGGGACCATTGAGTCTGCGGCTGACTCACTGAAACGCGCCTTTAAATCGATGTGGGATGCGGCGCTGGACGTCGGGCGACCGGATACGGCACAGGAGATGGTCAGTAAGGCAGAAGCCGCGTTTAAACGTGCGGATGAAATCTGGAACCTGCGTAAAAACGACGGTTACGTGAACAGTGAAGCGCGGGATCGGTTCTGGAATGACAGGGAGACAGCCCGGCTGGCGCTGGAAATGGCACAGCAACAGGCGGGTGTTGCAAGGGCGAATGAGGAGAATGCTTCCCGTGAAGCGGTTGCTGAGTCTGACAGGCAGAAATATGCCGCACAGGCACAGGCAAACTATGCAAAAACGCAGTCTGCACTTGAGAAGTACACGCAAAGGCAGAATGAGCTGAATAAGGCGCTGAAAGAGGGGCGCATTCTTCAGGCCGATTACAACATTAATATGTCGGCAGCGAAAAAGGAGTACGACGATTCACTGAAAAAACCGGGCAAGGCTCCGGCGGTGAAAACGCCCTCTGGCGTCAGGGCCGTCGATACCGCCAGCGCACAGACGATTGAACTGCAGGCGCAACTGAGAACACTTCAGGAGCACCGCAGTATTACTGACACCATCAGCCAGCAGCGGCAGGAACTCTGGCGCCAGCAGTCACGGTTTACTGTCCTTGAAGAAGCCGCGAAAACACGAACCCTTTCCACTCAGGAAAAATCCTTACTGGCCAGCAAGGATGAAGTCCTTTCCCGCGCAGAGGTTAACGCGCGTCTCGGTGATCAGATCATGGCGCAGGAGCGCCTGAACCGCCTGCAGGATACTTCCCGGAAATACGTCACGCAGATCGGCGAGAAAACGCGGGCGCTGGTTGCTGGTGGTGCGATGAGCAGCCGGGCAGCGCAACGTCAGAATGAAGAGGCGCAACTTCGTCAGGGCTGGATCAATGCGGGCGGAACTGATACCGATCAGGGTTACCAGAATGAACTGGCAGCACTGAAAAACTACTACGCAGCACAGGACAATCTGCGTGGTAACTGGCTGTCTGGCGCTAAATCGGCATGGGCAGATTATGCAGATTCAGCAACCGATGCTTATGGACAGATGAAGTCAGCCGCAGCCAGTACCTTTGATGGTATGTCACAAAATCTGTCTGACATGTTGATAACAGGTAAGGCGAAAATGGCTGATTTTACCAGAGCGACATTGTCTATGTTGACTCAGATCCTGATGAAGCAGGCTCTGGTAGGAATTGTTGGCTCAGCAACTTCGGCTATCGGTTTTGCTGGTGGCGGTTTCACTGGTTCAGGTGGGAAGTATGAGCCCGCCGGGGTGGTTCACCGTGGTGAATTTGTTTTCACAAAAGAGGCTACCAGCCGGATCGGTGTCAGCAACCTTTACCGGATGATGAAGGGTTATGCCTCTGGTGGTCTGGTAGGTGGAGGTTCAACAGGTTCGGCGGCACCCTTCGGCGTCAGTGTCTATGCGCCGGTGACGGTTGAAAATCCCTCCTCAGGTACACAGCAGCAGAACAACGGGGAAGCGCTGGGACGAGCCTATCAGCAGGTGATTAATAAATCGGTGCATGAAGGGATTGCCAAAGCGATCCAACCTGGCGGTCTAATCTGGAATGCGACAAAAGGCAGGTAGGTTTTATGGCAATAGAAACTTTTACCTGGCGTATCCAGGCGGCAAGTCAGCCGACAACGGGCAGCAGGGATGCTGTCCGGAAGGTGCAGTTTGGTGACGGGTATACGCAAATCAGCGGATCGGGACTGAATGATGAAGTGCTCACCTATGAGTTTTCATATACAGGAAACCCGGAAACAGCGCTGGAAATCTACGCGTTTTTACGCCGGCATAAAACGAAGTCCTTTATTTTTACGCCCCCTTACGAGGATAAAAACCTGTGGCGGGTTGAGGCTGACAGCATCAGGAAGGTGGTCAAAAACAAAAAGGTTATGACCATTACAGCAACATTCGAGCAGGCATTTGCACCATGACATTGCACACAGATTATCAGAAGCTTGAGCCAGGCAATCCGGTGCGGCTTTTTGAAGTCGACGGAACCGCGTTTGGTGTGTCTGACGTGATGCATTTTCACGCGCATAACGTCGCGTATACGCCGGAGGAAATTGACGCTGCCGGCGGTGATGAAAGTAAACTCCCGGCAAAGTCGATCTGGTGGCAGGGGAATGAATATAAAGCCTGGCCATGTCAGATCGAAGGCATTGAGGCAACCACTGACGGCACCAGCCCACAACCCAAACTCAGAGTAGCCAATCTCGACAGTTCGATTACTGCCCTGTGTCTTGCTTATGATGATCTTCTGCAGGCGAAGGTCTCTGTCCACGATACTCTGGCGAAGTATCTTGATGCCAGAAATTATATTGGCGGTAACCCGACAGCCGATCCGACGCAGGAGAAGCTGAAGGTTTTCTACATTGACGCTAAAAGTAGCGAGACCAACGAGGTCGTTGAATTTACGCTGACCAGCCCGATGGACCTGCAGGGGCTGATGATCCCGACGCGTCAGTTGCATTCTCTGTGTACCTGGTGCATTCGCAATAAGTATCGTTCCGGCGATGGCTGTGATTATGCCGGCGCGCGCTATTTCAACAAAAACAACAAGCCCGTCAGTGATCCTTCCCTGGATGAATGCAACGGCACCCTGACAGCATGCAAATTGCGACATGGTGAAAGTAACGAGTTGCCGTTTGGCGGGTTCCCCGGTACCTCTTTGATCAGGAGTTAATATGCGGCAAAAAACCATTAGTGCCATTATGGCGCATGCCGCTGCCGAGTATCCTCGGGAATCCTGCGGTGTGGTGGCGCAGAAAAGCCGTGTTGAGCGTTACTTTCCGTGCCGCAATCTGGCAACTGAACCGACAGAGCATTTTCATCTTTCACCGGAGGATTATGCGATCGCAGAAGACTGGGGAATGGTGATCGCTATCGTTCACAGCCATCCGGATGCAACAACGCAACCGAGTGAACTGGATAAGGCTCAGTGTGACGCAACGCTTCTTCCCTGGCATATTGTCAGCTGGCCGGAAGGTGATTTACGGACCATTCAGCCTCGCGGGGAGCTACCGTTGCTCGAGCGACCGTTTGTTCTTGGTCACTTCGATTGCTGGGGGCTGGTGATGAGCTACTTCCGGCAAACCCACGGGATAGAACTTCACGATTACCGCGTGGATTATCCGTGGTGGGAAGATCAGTATCCGGATAATTTTTATCAGGAGTGCTGGTTTGAATGCGGATTCCGGGAGTTTGAAGGTGCTCCCCTGCCTGGTGATATGGTGATCATGCAGGTACAGGCGAATAAGTGGAACCATGCCGGGATCCTGCTGGAAGGTAACATGCTGCTGCATCACCTTTATGGGCATCTCAGTCAACGGGTTCCGTATGGTGGATATTGGAAGGAAAGAACGATGAAAATCCTGAGATATGAGTCACTATTCTAATTTTAAGCATGTAGATACAAAGATAAGCACAGTTTCGATAACTTTGTGTTGATGTTAAGATGTTTCCGATTGCAAACAAGGGAAACTAAAAATGCAAAAAGTTATCGTGGCAACAATGGCCATTATGATTTTATCTGGCTGCTCAGTTCGTAAAGAAATGGTCCCTATGGGGGGAAGTAAAGCCGATGGTACAGTGAGAATGGGTTATACAGTTGGTCAGTTTGAAAAGCCTGTTGTCGATCTAAATCAAGCTGCTTTACTGGCAGGACAGAAATGCAAAACATGGGGATATGAAGGGGCAGAACCTTTTGGCGGTCAGACTGTTCAATGTGGTCAAACAGATGGCTGGGGTAGTTGCATTGTTTCGAATGTCTCTGTTGAATATCAATGCACGGGCGGAAAAGCCGCTCAAAACTGATAAATGATTACATTCTAAAAAAACCGCTGCGGCGGTTTTTTTATGGAGTTTTTAAATGTCAGAAATACTAACTCGCATAGAACTTTACGGTGTGTTAGGGAAAATATTTGGTAGAACTCATTATCGGCTTATTCGGACGACAGGAGAGGCTGCTTATTCATTAACAAAAACTATTAATGGTTTTGAAAAGTATCTAAACACTAGCCGTATGAGAGGGATTACGTATGCGGTATATAAAGGGAAAAATAATATTGGTGTTGATGATCTCGGATTTCCTGTTACGGGGGAAGTGATCAAAATCATTCCTGTTATTATAGGCAGCAAAAAAGCAGGTTTGTTACAAACAATACTGGGAGTTGTTTTGGTGGCAGTTGGTGCTATTGCTACATACTTCGGTGGGGGCGCAGTAGGTGTGCCATTGATGAAGTTTGGTGCTGCTTTAGCAATTGGAGGAGTCATACAAATGTTGTCTCCTCAATCAACCGGTCTAGCCAGCAAGCAGGATGCTGCTAATCAGGCCAGTTACGCTTTCGGTGGCGTGACGAATACCGCCGCACAGGGTTACCCCGTTCCCCTCTTATACGGAAAGCGTCGCATCGGTGGCGCAATCATCTCCGCCGGCATCTACGTCGAAGATCAGCAATAAAAAATCATTTTCCTCCAGGCCACCTTTGGGTGGCTTTTTTTATGGGTACGATATGGCAACTGCAACCGCTATTAAGGGCCGCAAGGGCGGCAGTTCAAAGACCCGCACGCCAACCGAACAACCCGATGATCTACAGTCTGTTGCAAAAGCAAAAATCCTGATTGCGCTGGGTGAAGGTGAATTTGCGGGCCAGTTGACCGGGAAAGACATCTACCTTGACGGAACGCCCATTGAAAACTCTGACGGTTCGAAAAACTTCGGTGGAGTGGCCTGGGAATTTCGTCCTGGTACTCAGGCGCAAAAATATATTCAGGGGATACCGGGCACCGAAAATGAAATTAATGTGGGTACGGCGATCTCCAGCAGTACGGCATGGACTCACACCTTTTCAAATACCCAGCTTTCAGCCATCCGCCTGCGTCTGAAATGGCCCTCACTTTTCAGACAGGAAGACGACGGTGACCTGGTCGGATACTCGATTAACTATGCGATCGATCTGCAGACCGACGGTGGCGCATGGCAGACAGTGATCAACACGCGTGTGACCGGGAAAACCACATCAGGTTATGAGCGCAGCCATCGCATTGCTCTGCCGCAGGCAGGAACAACATGGACAGTGCGACTTCGCAAAATCACCGCCGATGCCAACAGTGCAAAAATTGGCGATGCGATGACGTTGCAAAGCTACACCGAGGTGATCGATGCCAAGTTGCGCTATCCGAACACCGCTTTGCTCTACATTGAATTTGACTCCAGTCAGTTTAATGGCTCTATTCCGCAGATTTCCTGCGAGCCGCGCGGGCGCATAATTCGTGTTCCGGATAATTACAACCCCGAAACCCGGACCTATGGTGGTACATGGACCGGCGCGTTTAAATGGGCGTGGACAGACAACCCGGCCTGGATTTTTTACGATCTGGTTGTAACGGATAGGTTTGGTCTTGGTAATCGCCTGACGGCGGCAAACATCGATAAATGGACGTTGTACCAGGTTGCGCAGTATTGCGATCAGCCGGTGCCGGACGGTAAGGGTGGCAGTGGTACCGAGCCCCGTTATGTCTGCAACGTCTACGTGCAGAACAGGAATGAGGCATACACCGTGCTGCGGGATTTCGCGGCCATATTCCGTGGCATGACTTACTGGGGTGGCAATCAGATAGTGGCGCTGGCGGACATGCCCCGCGATATCGATTACACCTATACACGCGCCAACGTAATTGACGGGCAGTTTGTCTATTCAAGCAGCACAACCAAGACCCGCTATACAACGGCGCTGGTCTCCTGGTCCGATCCGGATAATGCTTATGCGGATGCGATGGAGCCGGTGTTTGAACAGTCGCTGGTTGCTCGGTACGGCTTCAATCAGCTCGAGCTCACTGCAATCGGCTGCACCCGGCAATCGGAGGCAAACCGTAAAGGGCGCTGGGGATCCTGACCAATAACAAAGATCGGGTAGTTACTTTCTCTGTTGGTCTGGACGGTAACATCCCGCAGCCAGGTTACGTCATTGCGGTCGCCGACGAAATGTTGTCGGGGAAAGTCACCGGCGGTCGTATCAGTTCGGTGAACGGCAGGGTTCTCACCCTGGATCGTGTGGCAGATATCACACCCGGTAACCGTCTTATTGTGAACCTGCCATCCGGCGCGTCGCAGGCCAGAACAGTCCAGGCGGTGAACGGCAGGGCCATTACCGTCACGACAGCCTACGGAGAAACACCACAGGCTGAATGCGTATGGGTTGCTGAATCAGATGAGCTCTACGCGCAGCAGTACCGCGTTGTGAGTGTGGCAGACAATAACGATGGCACGTTTACGATTTCCGGGGCTTATCATGATCCGGATAAATATGCCCGCATTGATACTGGCGCCATCATTGATCAGCGGCCTGTCAGTGTCGTTCCTCCGGGTAATCAGCATGCGCCGGAAAACATCATTATCAGTTCGTTTTCCGTTGTTCAGCAGGGTATCAGCGTAGAGACGATGCGTGCCAGCTGGGACCAGGCGCCCAATGCCATCGCTTATGAAGCACAGTGGCGCCGCAATGATGGCAACTGGGTAAACGTACCGCGCAGCTCCACCACATCTTTCGATGTTACGGGGATTTATGCCGGGCGTTACCTGGTGCGTGTGCGTGCCATTAACGCCGCGGAGATCTCCTCCGGATGGGGTTACTCAGAAGAGAAAACACTGACAGGTAAGGTCGGTAATCCGCCGAAGCCGGTTGGCTTTATGGCAACAGGTATCAACTGGGGTATTCGTCTGAACTGGGGGTTCCCGGCAAACACTGCGGATACGCTGAAAACGGAGATTCAGTATACCGCGAACAGTGATTTTTCAGATCCGTTGCTGCTTTCTGATGTGCCGTATCCTTCATCGGAATACACACAACTCGGGCTGAGAGCGGGGCAGGAATTCTGGTACCGCGCGCAACTGGTGGATAAGACCGGAAACGAATCGGGATATACCGACTGGATCCGCGGCATGTCCAACGATAACGCCGATGACTATCTCGGCGATATTGCGGATGGTTTCCTGACTTCCGAAGATGGCGATCGCCTGACCGGAGACATTGACACCAGTCTGGAAGCCGCCCTGCAAAATGCTCTGGCGAATCATGCGACCGTTGAGCATCAGTGGGCACAGTTTGGTGAGGTCCGTGCGGATATCCTGATTGTTAAAACAACCATCGCTGATGTTGATAAAGCTATGGCAGAACTGTCCACACAGGTTCAGGCGCAGATCGAGGATGTTACCGCCACGCTGGAAGACAAACTCACCGCGGTAGTTGATGCTGATGGCGCGACGGCCATTCACACGCTGAAGGCTGGTGTGCGAATTAACGGCGTGATGTACAACGCCGGGATGTCGATTGCAGTGCTGGCGCAGGCTGGTCAGCCCGTGATTACCCGCGTCGGTTTTAACGCCAACCAGTTTGTGCTGATGAGCGGCAGTGGAACGACTCAGTATTCTCCATTTGCCGTTGTAAACGGCCAGGTGTTTATCAGTTCGGCGTTTATCCAGGACGGAACGATCACCAATGCCAAAATTGCGAATTATATACGGTCCACATCTTATATTTCAGGTCCTACAGGAACAGGATGGAATATAGATAAAAATGGGAACTGTGAATTTCACGGGAAGTTTTACGCAGCCAGTGGTGAGTTTGCTTTTAATGGTGTGAATAATACGGTCGTTATTAACGGCAATGGAATTACTGTCAATCTGTCTGGTGGCGGGCGAGTCGTTGTTGGTAAATGGTAGGTGAATTATGCCGGAAGGTATTCTGATTGATTATAACGATGGTCGCCCGGTGATGGCGATTACAGCGGGGCTTCGTGCCCCGTCGTTTTGCACGAACTTTTCGGGGCGCGGTACGGCCGGTAATCAAATGACAATAAACACTCCGCTAACGTCAGGGTCACAGGTGATTGTCGTACCAACGAAGCCGGTCGAAGTACAGGATATTGTCGATAACCAGGTATTTCTTCAGATCCCCGTATCGATGGCGTCAGTTGCACGAAATGGAAATAGCGGAGTAATCATCAACGGCGGTCCTCAGTTCGGCTACAACCTTACCCCGCAGGACTGGCGCGGCACGGTTCTTGAGATATTGCCAGCTGGAACTTATAACACAGGCCTGCTGGTGGCTGACTCTACTGATTTCACCGCTATATCGAACAACGCTAAATTAATGACATGCGCCTGGGTTGGGCAGTGGGTTGTGAATGGGTCTCGCGCCCTTCCTGTTAGCGGTATTCCCTTCGCCCGCTGGGATAACGGAGGTGTATCAGTAGGATTCGACGGCACCAATATTATTGTGCGGGATACCAGTTACACCGGGTCTGATGACGTTACAGGGAGCGTTACATTAGACCTGGTAATATTCAATAATACCGCTCCTGTTGGGGGGACGGTATCACCATGACCAACTCAGCTGGGCAGGTGACATTTTCCACACTTAAGCGCCCGTTTGTTTACGAACGCCTTCTTACCGTGTCAGACAGTAACCAGTCCGTAGGAACCAGTTTTACGCAATTATGTTTTGTCGGGTCAAATAGCCGCAAGATTGGTGACTACGATAATGTCCGCTTTAAGGGAATGATTCGTTCCGGAAATAATATTCGAGCCGGACTTAGTCGGGTTGTTGGTAATTATTACAACCAGGGGTTTAACAATAATTTTAACCAGAACATCGCAATGCCGATCCTTGTCCTTCCCCCCATGTATTGAGGAAATAATATGTCAGCAGGAACGTTAACCCTGACCAATAACTCAGATTTGGTCTCCGGGGCAGGAACCTCATTTTCCACGGAACTGACCGCTGGTGATTTCGTTGTCGTTACCGTTGGTGGCGTTACTTACACCCTCCCGGTTAAGTCCGTTGACAGCGACACAGAAATCACCATCATCCGAAAATATCCCGGCCCTACACAGCAAGGTTCCGCGTGGAATGCAGTACCACGTGCCACGCAAAACCGGGTTACTGCAGCGCTGGTGGATCAAAGCACCGAGGCGTTGCGTGGACTGAACTACGACAAGCAAAACTGGCAGGCTGTATTCAGCTCGTCCGGAAATATTACTGTCTTTCTGCCTGATGGCTCATCGTTTTCAGGACCATCCTGGAAGAGTATTGCAGAAACGCTGAGCACACTTGATGTTGATTATCTCAATCAACTTGCTGCACAAATCAACCAGGATGCGCAGCAGGTTGAAGCCGATAAAAACACGGTCGTTGACACTGCTCAGCAGGTATCAACTGATGCGCAGACTGCGTCAACTGCTGCAACTGGCGCGCAGGGCTCAGCCACTGAGGCTGCCCAGAGCGAAACGAATGCCGAAGACTATAAGGACCTGGCTCGAAAATATGCGCTTAATCCGGAGGATAGCCCGGTAACAGGTAACGAATATTCGTCGTTTCACTATTCGGAGAAATCGAGAAAATCGGCAGAAGAAGCGGCATCACACAACCCTGTTGAGGCTCTCGTTAAATCGCTGAACCTGTCCGACCTGGCAGACCGTGCGGCGGCATGGCTTAACGTCCGTCCGATCGGGTCTACCCCGCTGGCAGGGGACCCCGTAAACCCATATGACGCAACGACGCAACGTTGGGTGGAGAACTATGTATCTGGCGGAGGTGGAACCGGGCCAACCATGAACGGGGTACAAAACTTCGGCGTGGGTATGCCGATTTTGTGGACCAGTCGCGCCTTTACTCCGGCGTGGGCGGTGGTGTCGGACGGGCAGATCCTTAACCGTGCCGACTGGCCTGAACTATGGGTGCACGCGCAAATGCACACGCCGATCGACGATGCCGATTGGTTGGCTAACCCTGGGAAGCGAGGCAACTACTCAAACGGCGATGGATCGACTACTTTCCGTGTACCAGACTTTAACGGTGTACAAAGCGGGTCCATTCCGGGGCTATTCGGTCGGGGCGATCAAGGTGGAGCGCTTCCGTCTGGGGGTGTTTACGAATCGGCAGCGCCCAACATTACCGGTATCTTAGATGTGCGACCACTCGACTATCAGGGCGGGAATTACCCAGAATTTGTCGGGAGTACAGGCGCATTTTCGCGAGCGGGTCTTGTAACGGCAGTACAGCAAGCGGTAAACGCAGCATCAACACGCACCGGCATTACCGTTTCTGATCGTGCTGTTTTTAGCGCTTCGGACAGTAACCCTGTTTATGGGCGTAGTACTAATCAGGTATGGCCTAACTCTTTTGTCGGTGTCTGGATCATCCGCGCATCCGGCGGGTTTACGGCGGCTAACACGTTGTGGAGCGTTATTAACGAGGACGCAGAAGCACCAGGCCCCGGAGTATTAACGCGCGGCGGTAATGTGATTAGCTCTTATAAAATCGCCGGTGTAGAAGTGGCGCGTGGGTCACTGAGTGTATCGCATAACACGTATTCTTCCGGTTTCAGAGATGTGAGTGCCGTAATAGAAGCATGGAGCACAGACGCTTCGGCTTCATGGTCATTTAGCCACGCTGGATTTATAAAGCCTAATACCCCTAGCGGTCAATTCATCACGCAAGCCGAAATCGGCCTTTCTGGGGGTTATTTTCCAACGGAGACCGATTTATTGCCGTAGGGCTTCGCGACCAGAATACGGCAAACGCCGATGCCGTTGGAAAAACGTGGATAATGTCGCTTAATGGTACATCGGGCTTGCAATTTATTGCCCGTAACCGCGCGCAGTCGAACGTTGGACAATTGGTTATTAACATGCCGTACTCAAGCGGCACATTAGCGCTTCAGGGTACATCTGGTCTGGCATATAAGCACGACATAAAAGATGCCGACCTTACGGAAGCAGTAAACCGCATTGACGCGCTTCGCATGGTTAACTTCGTGTATAACGACGACGAGCAAGAACGCCTGCGATTCGGGATTATCGCGGAAGAGGCCGAGAAGGTGGCGCCGCAATACATCAAACACAACTCAGAAGAAATCGCCGATATCATGGACGACGACGGTAACAAGATCGGGGCGGAAACTCGCGATCGGCCATCTGTAGACAACAACCCGATCGTGATGGACTTACTGGGGTATGTGAAGCACCTGAAGGCGGAGATCGAAATGCTGAAAACGGCATTGAAGGGTTAATCAACTGAAGGGGCCGATTGGCCCCTTTTTTGCGTTCAGCATACAGCCCGTGAACTCTGAGTTTTAAAAATCAGCTAGATACTCAGTGTTAAATATTGATAGTTTCCGCCTGTATTAAACTGTGTCGAACCGGGCATGATAGTCCATTTCGGCATACTAAAACCTGTAATATTTGAGTATCCGAAGGCTGGTAATCATTATAAAAATTTAGCTCAATTTAGATAACTAGTGGATATCTTCTATCAGTCTGTAGTAAACAATATAGAAGGATTTTCTTGCGTAAAATTGGGGGAGAGGAATTTGCTTACGTTTTATGAGATTGCATCAATCAACCATAGATTGCTGGATATCAGTGATACATGGGCCGATTTGTGGGTGTGCCTTCACTATTTACCAGTTGGTATCGGAAGGGTAAGAATGCTTCGCTATACTAACTTGGTTGGCAGTAATTTGACCTTTGAACAAAGAGGAAGATTGAAGGAAATAAATATAATAGCTCCTTCGCAGGTTCGAAACATAATTTTACGCAGAAGGGAAATTTATCCTGATGATGTTTATGTTTTCCAGAGTCATTCTAATCGAGTTAAAGCAGAGGAAAAACCAGTGACAGTTGTTGCATTTAACCGGGCGCTTAAGCTCGCCTCTTCGGGGTTACGACAAAGAATGTCACCAGTAAATGCGCCTGAAAAAAATTGCCGTTGTTCGTCGTATGCAGGAACGGACGGCGGCTGGCGTTCGTTCGATAGTGCGAGTATTGAATGATTACCAGCCGGTGCGGATTCTACATATGTAATATGACAAAACAATGCTCTTAGTCTGAAACCAGCCACATATCAGACTCTTCAAACATTTCTTCCAGCATGCGGTTCAGCCGTTCTTTCTCAGTTTTGGTGCAGTCGCTGTTTAATGCGTTAGCCTGCATTGGCTTCACCCTCACCTCAGCATCGGGAAAAATCCGGTGCACCCGCTTCGTCAATTCGGCCAGAATGATGTTACTTGCACCTGGCAACCCGGCAACGTTTCTCTTGTCATAAACCAGCTCAACAAACATATTTTCCCTTCCCTCTTTACTGGTTGGATATACAGTATTTATACTGTGTTTTTATCCAGTGTCAATAGTAGGTAGAGGTAACTATGGGCTTCCCTTCTCCGGCAGCGGACTACGTTGAGCGCCACATATCGCTAGACGATAAATTTATTGAGCATCCGGCATCTACATACTTCATGAGGGCAGGGCAGACATACTGGAGAGACGGCATCATGAATGGTGCTTTGTTGGTAGTAGATAGTTCCCTGAAACCTTGCGATGGTTCTCTGCTCATCTGTAGGTTGGATGGTGAGTTAAGGATAAAACGCTTCCGCGTGCACCCAAGACCTCACCTGGTGAATCTGGAGAACGGTAAGCGCGAAGAGATACCTGACTCAACGGGTGACTACAATGTTACTTCGCCAGTATTTGGGGTGATCACCTACATCATCAACGATGCGCGCTCAGGTGAGTTCGATGATTGTCCGGTGATCTGA